TAGAGACCTAACATCCGGGGAAGTTTGCAACTTCCTCGTTACGGCCAAGACCGCTATGGCGCTCCCGAGGATTGGATCCCTCGGCTGGGCCTACTTGGCCGCCGCCACCTCGTCGCGAGACGAGGTCGGTGATGAGGCGAATTCAAGGTTCGCCGACCGACTGACGAGCGTCATGGGAGGGACGCTCGCCGGGATCAAGCGTATGGGAATCACGTTTCTCACGCACCAGGTCCTGGGCTTGCCCGACAACCGCTACTACTACAACGCAAGCCTGGTCGGACGGGGTCGCAACCCCGACCTCCTCGGCGGGGCGTGCCAGGGTTTGATGTACACCTACCTGGTCCGCTCCGCCGTCTGGGCGAGGGTCGTTGGCAAGATGCGCGCGAGGAACGCGGTCTTTGCTTACATCCTCGCCCTGGCGGCGACGAGCCTGGCCTACACGGCCGGGCGCGCCGCCGCCCTCCGCTCGTTCGTGGCCTTCATCGGCGTGATCGACCAGCTCTCCACCCGTGACCGGTCCGGCATTACTGCGCCGACGGTCCGGGGGGCAATCCTCAACGAGGTCGCAGTCGCGGCGCGCGTTATTTCGCGCCCGCTTGACTCCCTCGCGGGGATGGTCGGCTTCGCCCGGAGGACGCCATTGGACGTTCGGCCCAAGCTCGCCATGTGCGACGACGTTGCCGCCGAGATTGCAGCCCCCACTTACGCGCTTGCGCGTGAGCAGTTGCGTGGCTCTCTCGGTGCGCGCGGCGTCACGCTGGTGCAGGAGGGCCGACCGGATCGGTCGCGCTATTACCGCAACGCCTACCTGTTGCCGGTGAGCGTCGGAGTGCCTCCGGAGATCGTGGATGCGGCTATGCCCATCTACGACCTCCACAGGGCATTCCGCACGCCCGCCGGACGCACCGCGGAGGCGCAGTGGATGGCGACCGATGCCGGGCTCGTGACGTACTCGGGACCGATGGGGTCGGAGACGTACCGCCCGTTGGCGGTGCGCGACACCATTGTCCTCGAGGGCACGCACGGGCGGGTGGTGGAGTACGTTCGCCAGGCGAGCGCTGAGGTCGACACAGACCCCAGCACCGTCCGGGCGACCCTCTACTACCCACTGGCGGCGTACCGCTCGCGCGCGACATACTGCGCGGAGCGTGACGCCGCCGAGGCGCCCGAGGGTTTCGTGAGCAGCTTGGTGGTGCACGCCGGAGTTGCCGGGATGCGGACGTCGACGTTTTCGTCTGACGTCTTATCCCTGGCCCCCGTGTCCAGCTCGTCGGCTTATGAGATCCCTTACGCCGAGTTCGCAGTTGCCCTGGCGCGCGTTCGCGCCATTGAGGTGACGCGGGGCCGGGACATTGTCCCGACCGTGTCGGTCTTGTGGGCGCAGCACCCGCAGCGCGACGTCATCGTCACGCTCGTGCTCCGCTTCTTGTCCGCACAACTCGGCCTTCCGGTCTCCGTCGACCTCCGCGCGAGCAACCCCATGTACTCCGCGGTGTTCGACGGCGGACCGGACCCGACGCTCGAGTTCGCGCCGCAGACCGCCCATGTCTTCCACAGCCCCATTGTGCCTGGAGGGAGCATGCCGATGCGGACGCGCGCCAACGAGATCTCGAGCGTCGTCAACCGCGTCCAGGGGGCCCTGCGCTACTTCGACGTGCCCGACGACATCATCGGGTACTTCGAGGAGTTCGTTGGGCTCTCAGCGCCCGCCGAGCCGCTCGTCCCTTGGGACGTCGAGCGCGTCCGCGAGCGCATGACGCGCCCCGCGCAGTTGGCCCTCATCGAGGCAGCGCTCAAGGCGTGGTTCAAGTTCAGCGACCGCACGCGGAACACCACGCGGAGCTTCCTCAAGCCTGAGGCCTACTCCGGGGCCAAGCCCCCTCGCACCATCGCCACCCAGGACATCGACGCCAACATCGGCATCCTGCGGTACGTCCTCCCCCTCATGGACCACTACAAGACGCAGCCGTGGTACATGTTCGGGTTGGACCCGGCGGAGCAGGGGGCGCGCGTCGCCGAGTACGTCGAGTGGTGCTCGCGGGAGGGGGTTTACATCCTCGACCTCGACTACACTTACTTCGACGGCTCGCAGTCGCACATCCACCGGCAGCTGGAGTACGCTAGCATCTACGCCGCCTTTGAGGGACCCGACGCCGCCTTGGCGCTCCGGTTCATGCAGGCGTGGACGCACTCCACCACGGTCTACCCCCTCGGCACCAAGGCCAGCGTCGGCCAGACCCGTCGGTCAGGCGACGCCGACACCTCGCGCGGGAACACGTTTGTTTCCGTTGCGATGGTGTATGCTGCCAGGCGCCGGTCGGGGTTGTCCAAGGAGGAGGCGTACGAGCGCATCGGGTTGTTCGGAGGCGACGACGGCGTCACCACGGCGGGCCACGCGGGTATCATCCGCGGGCCGCAGCACGGTCCGCTCTTGCAGCGTGGCGTGCGCGGCGCCTCCGTGCTGGCGCAGCTCGCATCCGAGCTCGGCATGCAGCTCAAGATCACCAGCCACCGGCCGGAGGAGCCGACCACGATGCTGGGGCGCGTCTACTATGACCCGCTCCGCACCACCGCG